GTGCACCGATCACAGTCACTGCGGCAGCGGGCCTACCCCCGGCTGGTGTCGCTGCTTCGTTGGTGGTGGCGTTGCTCACCGGCCTACCCACCACCTTCAAGGTGGACTACACCCCTGGTCAGACCACGATCGTGGTGCGCGGGCCGGCGACTGGTGCTCCGGTAGTGGTGACGGCGCTGCAGAACATGACCGACGCCGTCACGCCAGGCAAGACGGCCTATGCCTTGGGGGCCAACGTCGGTGATACCGCACTGGCGGTTGATGTGGACGTGGCGTACATGCGGACGCCTACTGGTTGGCGACCCGTCACGATCTGGGAAGACACCGAAGCCAACATCAGAGCCTCCACCTGGGCACTGAACGGCCAAGAGGCCATCGCCAGCGACACAGGCCGCACCTTCGTGCGCATCCAAGGCAACTGGATTGAGGAACCGATCCAGCACTACACCACTGAAGCGGCGCTGCTAGCGGCAACCCCACCGAACGGCACGCTGGCCTGGAGTGACGACACACAGGTGGTGTTCACCCGTGCGCGGGGCACCTGGCATCGAATGGGCAGCCCCACGATGACCTTCGGCACCACAGCACCTGCCACGCCTGCCACTGGCGACTTGTGGTTTGACAACAACGTCAACCGCAAGATCTTCAACATCTGGGATGGCACAGGCTGGGTTAGCACTTCTGGTGTCACGATCGGCGCTGCTGGCGCGAAGGTGATTATCCCGGGCTACTTCAATGTGGACCCGAGCAACACCGCTACGTCAGCCGATACCGGCGGCTTGGCGTTCCGCTACTACAGCGGCCAGACCCAGCTGTTCCTGAATAAGGGCAATGCCTGGAACCCGATGACGCCAATGCTGGGCAACACCGCGAATGCAGGGAAGCCTGTGATCGCGGACGCCAACGGCAACATGTCGTGGGGTGCAGCGAGCAAGTTTCAGGAACGCACTCTGGCGTTCGGAGATGACGGCGGCAGTGGCGCCTGGATCGACACCACAGCCAACGGCGGGGCAGTGGCAGAAAAGTATTTCTGCATCGAAGGAACGATCACTGTCACCACGGGCAACTTCGATGTGGCTCCCTACCTAGTGCAGGACAACGATGCAGTGATCGACTTTCACGTTGATCGGGGGTTTGAAAATACCTATCACCTGACCACCTATGAAGCCGGTGGTATCCGCGATGTGAACCCCACATTTCAAAACAACCACGGCTCACGATGGACCTTCAAAATACAAGACAGCTACCACGCAAAGGGGGCCAGCTCGCTCACCTTCCTGTTTAAGGGCTATCGCACAGCCACCGGTTTTTGGCAGCTCTACTGGGAGGGCGGCTACCGCAGCAGCAACGACACACCGATGCGGTTCAGCGGTGGCACGAAAATGAACGGCGCCCACGCGATGAAAGGGTTCGGGGTGCAAACCTTCGCCGCTGGCGGTTTGGAAACAGGGCACGCCGAAGGGTATCTGGTGGCCCGCTGGCAGACGGTGGCCTGATGCTCAAACAGTTGCCCAAGACTGCAGCTGAGTGCCGCCGCTTGATCGAAGAACTGGGCTGCGGTTGCCAGACCTACCTTGCGCTTCTCAAGGAACACCTGCAGATCCTTGAGCAGCGGGAGAGGCAAGGATGAGGCCCAGCCTTGTCGTTCTCATCGCCGTTGCCGCACCGCTGGTGTTGGCGATGGAGATGGTGGCGAACTGCTGGGCGCACAACAAAACCCGTGAAGTTTGCGACCCCGATGGGCAGGTGCCAGAGATGGTGCAGGCGGTGGTCACCACCGTCTTCGCCTGGATGGCGAATCCACCCAACCGAGAGCCGTAGAGAACGACACTACTGATACGTACGGGTAAGATTTATTCGTAACCCATGTTCTGTTGAATGTCAGACGAGCTTGGAGTGGCCGTGCCCTCCACTGATGTGCCCGTGGCCATCGACCCCGCTCTACTGAATCGGCCTGAGCGCCCTGAAGACCAACAGCAAGGCACTGCCGACGCTGAGGCCCTTAGGGTAAAGATCAACCTAGAAAAACAGCATCGCAAGAACGCTGAAAAACAGGCTGCTGAGGCCAAGCAACAGATGCAGCAGCTCAGGGATGAGCTGGAGCAGCTGAAGACCATCCAACAGAACGTTGCGCAGAAGTCCCTAGAGGACCAAGGCCAGTTCCGTCAGCTCTGGGAAGACGCAAAGCGATCCGTCGCTGACCGTGATGCCCAGATTGTCGAACTCAAGGCGCAGCTGAACAGTGTTCAGCAGACCGCCGAGCAGGAGCGCTTAAAGGCCGCTGCCACCAATGCCATCAGCCAGGCAAATGCTGTCAACGCTCAGCAGCTATACGCGCTGTTGCAGCCGCAGCTACGAATGGACGACGAGGGCAACCCAGCTGTGCTCGCCGGTGGGGTTGAGCAACCGCTGGGCGATTACCTCGCCAACCTTCGTCAGTCTCCTGATTGGCAACATCATTTCGGCGCCAGTGGCGCACGCGGAATGGGTGCAGCACCGGTTAGCGCTGTTGCACCAGGGATGAGCAACCCCTACCGCAGCGGCAACCTCACGGAAGCCATGCAGCTGGAAATGTCTAACCCTGAGCTGGCCAGAGCACTCAAGGCTGAAGCTGCGCGCGGGTGACCCACGGTAAACCCAACACTTAAAGACAATGGCCGCGCCATTCCAGAATTATCAAAACCAGGCGGGAAATACCACCGCCCTGACTACTCCTTACGGTGCAACTCGGATCACTGATCTGATCACTGTTCCCGCCTTCCGAAATTATGTAGCGGAGGCGATTTACGAGCGTTCCGCACTCGTGCGTTCTGGCGCTGTTGTTCGCAACGCTGCGCTCGATGCCCGCGCTGGCGGCGTGAAGGTCGAAGTGCCGACCTGGCGTCCGATCAACCCCACTGAAGTCAAAATTGACGACTCCAATACTTGGGGTGGTGGTGGCGGTCAAGCCGGCCAAGGTTATTTGGTGCCTGAGCGTGTAACTGCTGGTAAGCAGATCGCACCGATCATGCACCGTGGCTTTGCCTACAGCGCATCGGACCTCAGCAAGCTTTCTAGCGGTGAAGACCCTCTCGGCTTCATGCGCACTCAGCTGGCAGACGCCATTAACAAGCTGAAAGAGCGCACTCTGTTTGCTCAGCTTGCTGGCCTGTTCGGCCCTACCGGCGGCACTGGCGCTCTGATTGGCAACAGCACCGACGTAGCAGCTGATGCCACTCCCGGCACGCTGACCGCTAGCAACATGCTGACCGTGGCTTCTGCTATTGCAGCCAAAGCCAAGCTTGGTGAGCGTGCCTCTGCGCTGAACATCATCGCAATGCCTAGCGCGTGCTATTTCGGCCTTCAGCAGGCTGGGATGCTCACTTTCAGCTCCAATTCGTTGGCGAGTGGCGCCCAGATCAGCTGGGGCGGCGGCGGCGTGGGCGTCACGGATGACTCTGTGGCGTGGTTCGCTGGTATGCAAGTTATCGTCACTGATAACCTTGTTGGCGAAGGTTTTGACGCCACGCCGACTACTGGTAACGCCCTGAAGTATCCGGTTTACATGATGTCCTCCGGGGCCATCATGGAAGGCGTGCAGCAGGAACTTACCATCGAGGCGGACCGCAATGTGTTGAGCCTCCAGGACGTCGTTTCTGTTCACCAGCACTACGGCTACCACGTGGCTGGCACCAGCTACACCGGCGCTGACAACCCCGACAATGCCGCGCTGACAACTGCTAGCAACTGGGGTCTGGTTTACACCGATCGCCGCAATGTCGATGTGGTGCGCCTGTTCGTTAACTCCAGCTTCGGCGGTGTTAGCTGAGCCAGACTGTTTCTGGGATGTTCAGGGGCCTTGCGGCCCCTTTTTTATGCCTCGACGCCGGCGTTCAGTGCGGACTGTACCTGCATTTGATCCAGCGTCAGCTGGCGCTCTACCGGCTTCGGCGCATCCTCAACAACAGTAGACACGTCCACTTCTGCTGATTTGCGTTCGGCCTGCTTCTTGGTTGCCATTGCTGTTGTGCGTGGTCTCCCTAGCTTCCGTGCCTACCGTCAAGAAGTCGCCATCCCGAAGCCTCGGCCGTGGTCAACCTCACCCGTCTGTATATCGAAGTGAATGAGGCTGTGCCGCCACAGCACCGCCCACCGCTCACTGTTCCGATCATTGACTGCGAACGGCATGAGGCAGCGGCGTTAAAGCAGCGCCTGCAGCGCAGGGGCTACACCGTCCATGCAGTGCCTATCTGACCGGGAATCTAGGCCAATAGGCGAAAGGCGCGGTGCCGGTTCCAACTCCACGGACTCCGATCTGCATTGCACGGGGTAACAAGGCGGATCTCACTGCCAACCTGACGGCGCTGAGCGAAGGCGAGATCTGCTACGCCCTTGATGAGGACGCGCTCTACGTCAAGGAAGGCGGCGTCTTGGTCAAAGCGGCAGGTGCGTCAACGCCTTATGTCTTGCCCGTTGCCGGTTCTGCAACCCTTGGCGGGGTCAAGATCGGCGCCAACCTCACGATCCAACCTGACGGCACCCTGAGCGCTACGCCGCCAAGCACCAGCATTCCCCCTGGTGTTCAGAACCTTGACCTGCTGCAGTGGGACAACGGCGCCAGACAGTGGACTGCCAACCGCGTAACCGATGGGGGCAACTTCTGAAGGGAACCTAGGCCAAGCCAAGGGTTTCAC